CGCAATGATCCAGTCTTTGACGATCGCGATGTGATCCGAGATGGCGGTTGGATCCTGCTGTTCCTTATCGTCCAGGAACTCGGATACCACATCCCTGAGGAAGAACCTCGATGTCTTGTCCAAGCTCAGACCGTTCTGCATGCCACAACCCGTCGCACACAATGTGCATGCCGGTATGAGGCTGTTTAAGGATAGAGGATTGGATTCGAATTCGGTTTTTCCGCCTTTTTTGCATTTTTCGGATTGGCTGCACCAGGAGTAGCACATGCAGAGGGACTGGATGATGCCCTTGTTCTTGACCCAGAGTGCGGCGCTGGTAAAATTGCCGCCGCCACACTGGAGGGAGGGCTGGTAGCTGATAGAGTCGACGACGGTGGATGCGGCGCACTTGGATGCGTCCTTGCAGGCGGGTGAGCAGGACAAGAGCTCGGTCCACGACATGAGGATCTGCTTTCGTATGGCCCCGGTGACGACGAATCCGTCCGATACCGATGTGGCGACGGAGACGGCCCAGCAGCACCCACAGGTGTACTGGGTCTGGGGAGGGAGGATGATGGATGCGACGGGGCTGTCCTTGTCCAGTCTGTAATTATCGGGGCGGGTGTTATCGACGGCGTAAATGGCGGTCTGCAGCTGAGTCGAGGTGGGGCGGAAGCGCGGGATGGACGAGTCCGCGACGATCGGGACGGCGTTGAGGGGAGCGATGACGATATCATCGCCATCATCCGTCCTGATGAAGTAGGGTCTGCGGCTCTTGAGAAAATCACGGATCGTCTGATTCAGTATGATGGGTTCCCGTGGGGGAGCGGACCGCAGGATGCCTCTGATCTGATTTATAATATTGCGTCTCCTGGTGATGCGATCATTCATGATTTTATTATCAAACAAAATTTTAATTTATAAGAAGGGGATCATGTATACTCTTGTCATGAACTGCAAGGATGAGGACAATATTGTGGAGTGGATCCTGTTCCATGCGCTGATCGGATTCGACAGGATCGTCATATTCGATGACATGTCGGCCGTCCCGGTCGAAGGAATTCTGAGGGGCTCGAAGCTGATCATGCTGGTATGCGAGTTCCTGAGGGTCAGCCTGGACGTGCGGAGGGTTCATATGATCAAGACCAGATATATGAACACGGCCCTGAGTGAGGCCAGGGCGGACCCATCGTGTGAATGGTTCATGTCGCTCGATGCGGACGAGTACCTGATGATACCGTGCGATATCGGGAGCTTCCTGCGCACAGTCGCCGATGGGGAGACGGCCGCTGTGGGCTTCTGGTGGCGCCGATTCGGGTCATCCGGGCTGATCGATAACCCGAGGCCGGAGCAGTGCATATCGGTGTTCAGAAGGTGCGAGCCGCTCTTGTCGACAAAACTCAAGACGATCGTGAGGCCGTCTCGGGTCGGCATCGCGCTGAGCCCCCACCATTACAGCATAAGCCCGCCCTGTTCAAACACGATAAAGGACGCAGCGACGGGCGCCCACATCCCGAATCTTCCCGATCAGGCGCATACGATCACGAGGACGGATGTCTACATCGCGCACTACATCAATCAGGGGTGGAAGAAGTTCTGTGCGCGGCGCAGCCGGCCGAGGGACGACACCGGTGGGATAAGGAGGTTCGGCTTCCGACTGGATCCCAACTCCAATCCCCCTGAGGAGTTTACGTGCATGTTCAATGAGACGGCATGTGATGATGTGTTTATGAGATATCGTCAGATGATTGAGGACATTATCAGGAGATTACGTCCTGCCGTCTGATTTGGGTTTTGGAGAAAAATACCTTTTGATAAAATTCTTGATCCTCCCGGTGTGAGTCATGAGAGGGACCGTCATTCGTTCTCGGATCAGAGGGCTCAGGACGGTGCTCATGAAGAGGGGACCCCCACTGCCCCTCACACTCCTGACAAGGGCCAGGTGGATGATATGAGCGATGCACCATACGATGCTGAACTTGGCAATGGTGCTCGCGGGGATGCTATCGGACGCATGCAGGGCACGGATGAGCGAATCCCTGTCGGCCGCTGACGACGACAGGTAGCGCTCGACCTTGGCATCCCGAGTGGGCTTGGGGTCCAGGTTAAGAAACTGAATGGGGATAATTTGAGGGTGGAGGGTGAAGAGGAAGGGCTTGTTCTGCCTCATGACCTTGGTATCGAAATCAATGACGCATACCGATCCATCGGGCATCATGACCATGTTCTCTGGCTTGAGGTCCGTCAGAAGGACGCCCTTATCGACCAGGCGCATGCATGTCTCCATGATCTGGATGAGACGACGGAAGAAGATCGTCGGGTTGCTGATCTTGTCGCCCGACAACAAGACCTCATAAACCTCCTTGCCCCCGAACCTCTGGACCTCGAACATGGTATCGCCGATGCACCCGACAATGATGGGCAGGATGAACAACCGCCGCTCCGATGGAGTCAGGAGCCTGAGGATGCCCGCGTAGGCCTTGTTCTTCTTGACGAGGTCCTGGCACGTCAGCCCGTTGTTAGGAAGCACCTTCTTGATGACATACTGATGGTCATCTCGAAGCCTGATGGGGGGCCCCTTGTAGAATGTGGACAGGAACCGCCGGATCTCGTCCTTCGTAAAGGGACCAAAGACCTGGCCATAACTCCCCTTGCCCAGGAGATTGTTGAACACAGGGAATACACCACCCCTGACAGTCGGCAGAATGATCATTTTAAATAGACACTCAAAAAAAATAAATTCGGGAGCTGCCGAATTATTTTTTTATGACAAAAGAGGATATTATGGTTAGTGTGGTGGCATATTATACCGACACGGCAAAACAAGATGACTGCAAGTCTTTTTCAGATTTGTTATGAATTACATCAGATACATTGGTTATTACTGCGACCCCCTTGTGTGGATGATGATGGGATCACCCACGGTGTCTTTGGTGGAGCCAGACTCCCCGCTCGTCGAGAGGACAGCCGATGATGGCAGGGCAGCCAAAAGCATCCTGATTTATAATCGTAGGCTTAGTGAAAGTCGTGTGAACACGCAGTTGTTTTATGAAACCCTACAGGAAGAATACAAGGACAAGACAGTAAAGCTTGCGGTTATATCTGTAGCAACCATCATCACAAAAATACGAGACGGGTATAGCTATTATGATCGACAAAGAATAGAGGGAACTCCACAACAAAAGATGGACACCAGTGCTGTCAGAATCACCCTGATCACTATTGAAAATATCCCGAACTTGTTCACGAAATATCACGTCCAGCCTTTACAATATGAATCGGATCGTTTGTTCGAATTCTGCTTCGACTACCCGTTCCCTCATCACCTAAAAGCGATGGCCCTGATGCCCCTACTGCTGATGTGATTGATAGAACCCTGTGCGTTTTAACTTTGGATCTCCTCTGATTCCATCGCATCTTTAAACCTGTCTTCAAACCCACCTTAAGGATTAAGGTAAATCCTTAAGTGTCTTCAAAATTGAGTTGGGTTTAATTTGAGTTTGACCCGGGTTTAACCCGCACAGGGTTTGATACAAAAAATAAATTCGGGAGCCTACTTACAAAAAGGATATTATGGCCTGTGTCGTGGCATATTATACCCACGAGACAACATTAAATGATAACCCGATGTACAAGTCTTTTTTCAGATTTGTTATGAATTACATCAGATGCATCGGTTATTACTGCGACCCGCTTGTGTGGATGATGATGGGATCACCCACGGTGTCCCTGATCAATAATGATACTTCCAATGCAGCCAAGGGCATCCTGATTTATGATCATATGGAGGATCGTGTGAACATGAAGGTGTTTTATTCTATCCTACAGAAAGAATACAGGGACAAGACAAATAATCTTGCGGTTATCTGTGTAGTATCCGGTAATTACTTGAGCTTTCTCGATCGACAAAAAACAGAGGGGACTCCAGAAGAACAGGAGGGCGGTCCTGTCAGGATAACCCTGATCCCTCTTTTTAATACCCCGAACTTGTTCACGGAATATCACGTCAAGCCTTTAAAAGACCAATCGGATCGTTTGTTCGAATTCTGCTTCGACTACCCGTTCCCTCATCACCTAAAAGCGATGGCCCTGATGCCCCTACTGCTGATGTGATGGCTACCTATTCGAGGATGGCGACCTGGAAGCCCTTGTAGGAGCAGGAGGAGATGCAGGGGACCCATGCGACGGGGAGGCAGAAGATGGCGGTTATGAATGAGATGAAGAGCGCATTCGTCGACATTTCGGATGGGCGGGGTGGCACGATGGCCGATTCGGGCGGAGGGTGGATCATGTATCCGACAATACGAGTCGTCGGCATGATGACCACGTCGCGCGGATAGATAATGTCATACTGTGGATCAGGAGTCTCGGAGAAATAAGGTTGTGGGTGGCCTGCAAAGATCATCCTATACCTCCAACCCACATTTTTTTTTCTCAAAAAAAATTGATTTAAGGACGGGTCATGTATAGTAATAACCCGCAGAAGCAAACAACAGTCAAGATGAATCTCCAACTCAGCGACTACACAAACTTTGACGTCAACAGCATTGTCTTTTCGAAGCCGGAGATCGGTTCGATCCCTGGATCGAAGCTGTCGTTCAAGAGGATCCGGATTGGGACGAATTATTCGGATGGGACGACGGGGGATCTGCTGCTGAAGACGCCGGATAATCTGATGAGCTTTGGCCTTCAGGAGAACACGGACATGACGACGGGGGCGGTATCGGGGTATCAGTTCCCGATCTGCCTGTGGAACAGGAATGGGGCGACGCCGGAGGAGAAGTTGTTTACGGACAGGATCACGGAGATTGCCGAGCATTGCAAGAACTACCTGATTGCGCATCGGGATGAGATTGAGAAGTATGACTTGGAGCTGACGGATCTGAAGAAGTTCAATCCGCTGTATTGGAAGATGGAGAAGGGCAAGATTGTGGAGGGTCGAGGTCCGATGCTGTATATCAAGGTCATGTCATCGAAGAAGACGGGTCAGATCCTGACGGGGATGATTGATGATGATACCAATACCTATCTGGATCCGATGGATCTTCTGAACAAGAGGTGCTATATAACCGGTGCGATCAAGTTTGAGAGCATCTTTGTGGGCAACAAGATCTCGCTGCAGCTGAAGCTGTTCGAGGCGGTCGTCAAGGTGGTGGACACGTCATCGGCGAGGTGTCTGCTGAGGGCGGATGTCAAGCCCCGGACGCAGATCCCGGAGAGCATCGTGTCGGAGATTGCGACGCAGGAGGCGGCGGGTCAGGACGACTACATCATCGAGGAGGAGGTCTTTGAGGAGGAGGAGGATGATGAGGAGACCACCACTGCCCCTATTGCGACGCCCCCGTCTATTCCTGTGGATACTACGACCACGGAGGCGCCAACGATCATCCAGACGGAGGCGACCCTGTTTGTCGAGAAGAAGGGAGGTGGTCGCAAGCCGAGTGCATCGTCCCGCAGCAGAAAGGCGGTCCAGGCCTGAGGGCCGCCCACAGACAGATAGACAATTGTAGGTCATGGACATGTGTGTATATAAGCATGGTGGCGCAGAGGGAGCGCGCGGGGCCCATAACCCCGAGGCCGGTGGATCGAAACCACCCCATGCTATTTATTCATTCATGTTAAGGATAATATGGAATGAATCCTTAACATGAATGAATAAGCGGGTAAATTTTTTTTTTTTGTCTAAAAAAAGATGAAGAGGAATAATCCGACAAGGGGTATAAAACAGGCGGTCGTTGCGGTTGCAAAGACGACATCGGGCAGAGGAACGATCCTGCTGAGTTCGATCGGGTGGGGTCTCCTCGGTTCCTACGTCGCCGTCATGACGTGGGGATGTGAGAGGAACATTAATGCGATGGCGGCGGGGATGGACGACGCCCAGATCGACAAGTTCCGTCGCATCGTCCGCGAGAGGAAGAGCCTGACGCTATGGGCGATGCTGGTATCTCTGGTGCCCGCACTGGCCGTCCTGTCGTGGTGCAAATCCAGCATCGGAATCGCCCTATTCGTATGGCTCGGCCTCACGATGATCATCTACCTCGTATGGCCCAAGAGCATGTACATGCTCGACTCCCTCATCGATCCATCACAGGCATCCCAGTGGATGAGCATATGCATATGCATGCGCACCCGCGCAATCATCGGCTTCATCACAGGAATGGCCGCCTACATCATTATTGTCGCGCTGACAAGACCCATCCTCTCCAAACCACCCCTCTCCACATGCGACATTATCATCGATTAAGTCCCCACAAAAATTCAGAGAAAACAAACCATCTTCCAAACCCTGTGTCGGCCAGGGACTCCGGTCCACTCGAATCTCCTTGTCCACCTTAAGTGTCATCAGTTGAAACCATCTGCAGATTATTGATGAGACGGCTTAAAGACGTGATATATCTTTAAATCATTTCGGTCATTGCTTTAAAGCGGTTCCAACCCTGTTTTGTAATCCCACCTCAAGGATTGGATGAATCCTGAATGAGATCCGACGGGTAAATGTTAAATTTTTTTAACTTTAATATATTTTAGAAAGAAATGGACTTGAACGGGGTATGTTGTATATGTTATGAGTTGTTGGTTATACCAGTGAAGCCTGTGTGTTTTTCGTGCGTGTCTACGACTCAGTTCAATCAGCTCGGTAAGAATTGCTACAGCTATACTCGGATATGCATGAAGTGTGCGGATAGCTTCTTTCAGTTGGACAAGCCGGTGAATGAGAGAAAGACCACGGTTAAATGCCTCATATGCTCGTCCAAGGTGAACCCGTCGCGTCTCACGAGATCGACGGCTTATGAGATTGATTTTCTGTTTATGCGCACCATTCCGAATCACGACGTGTCGTGTCCCTACTGTCCGTCCTGGAAGGGATCGGGCGCCGATGACTTGTACCATCACATATCGAACGAGTGCGAGTCGTTCAAGTGGGAGTGCCCCTGCGGGGACCTGTTCACGAGGCGGACACTCTCCGAACACCAGACGACATGCCCCAGACACACGACATGCTCCGTCTGTGGCCAACGGGTGAGCGACATTTCCCTCACACAGCACATGTCCGATAATCACGGCATGACAATGTGCTGCTCGTGCAGGCAGTTCATCGCATTGTCCTCCATGACACAGCACATCATCAACGACTGCCCCGAACGCCTCATCTGCTGCGATATATGCATGAGCCTCGTCCGGATGCGGTTCTTCAAGGAGCACGTCATCAGTCATTACTCCGAGTGTCGCGGCAAGATCAGACGCCTCGAAGGCTCCCTCCTCACCGAGAGTCAGCGCCTTACCAACATAACGACCATGTGCGGTTCACACGCCATCGATATACCCGATGAGGATCCTCCTCCCATTGAAAACACCACGATCAACCCGATGATGATGAGTGTGGAGAATCTGGATGAGATGATCAGGCAGAGCATTGTTTTTCCCTGGATAACAGATGAGGACTCCAAGGAGGATGACGAAGAAGTGGATAACAGTGAATCATGACGCTCAGCACAACCAAATAAACCAACGCAACCGCCGATATGTAGGCCCAGGACACCCTGTACAGCCTGGGTATCGACCTGTTCATGACCAGACAATACACGCAGATCATGAGATGCGACCGGATCAGATCCCCCAGACGGAATCTGCTCAGCACAAGCACCATGGGCACCTGGTGAGCCACAATGTCCATGATCGGCGCCGCAACCGACCCCAGGTAAATCTGCAGATAAGACACGTGCGTGCTCCTCGGATGGATCCACGCAAAACACCCACCAAACACCGAACATATCAGTGATGATACAACGGCATGGTCTCCCAACATCCCGGTCATTAATGCGATGGCGCACAAGATCAGATTCCACACCGAAAAATAATGAAAGATTTTCCTCACCGAAAAACTCGCCTTCATCCTCCCCGCCCACTCCCTCATCCTCCCTGACCGAGGCATGTAGAACAGGACAGCCTCCATGATTCCCTTTTCAATATCCAAGCAGCCGTCGTCGCGAATACACTCCATTTTTTTTTTTTACATCCAAATCCTTAATGGCATGAACCAAACCCTGCAGGGTTCAAACAAACCCCCCCATTAACCTTAAATCGGGCTTAAGAACCACATACGATCCGAACAGACCATCAAGGACACAACCCCCCACGACCAGGCTCGTTGCCATCTTCAGTTTATCATTAAGGCGGCTTCAACTCCTTATACCGGTCTTAAGGATAAGATGATTCAGGGTTGAAACCAACTTTATACCGGGCTTAAGAAGACGATTTTGTTCTTAAGCCGTATTAAAGTTGGTTTCAGCCATGCCTCGATCCGAGAATAAGTGCTCGGACTCGTGCATAGGGAGCGTGCAGGTGCCGGTCAGAAGCCCAAGACTCGTTGTGAAGGCCATGGCGGATATCATCACCAACACCGCAATCCAGACATAATCACGACACAATGATATAAATGTCGGATTCCAGTGATACCACATGCTCGCCATCCAATGGATCAGATAAACCACCTCCACCCTTCTGACACTCTGGAACCGCCCCCGCGCCAATACATGCGAAGCGACCATACAGCCTGTGCTGAGACCCCCCATCACACCATGCTAATTCATGGAATCCGCTATTAAGATTATTCGGTGATAAAAGTCATTCAAATCCTGATAGATAATTTCATCTGAATGCATCAGTTGTTGCCGCCGCTGACGAGAACAAAGAGGTCCTGCAGCAGGTTGATCATGTCCACATAGACCAGAGTGGCGCCATTGATCGGGTCGCACTGCCATGACCCCTCCTCGTGACAGTTGTGGATGACCGTTACAGTGTCCGTTATGATGAGCATGGTAAAGACAATGACCGACACGAACAGCCATATCGTGAACGACCTCCCCGAAGCCGGTATGAAGAAGAGGGCGATCAGCAGGAACAAGACGGCGACGGATAACACGACACCGGCAATCGTCAGCGGCGCAGCGATCGGCAGGAGGAAGGGCAGCGTCCCGACAACGATGCCAAAGAAGACAATCACCCCCAGCCATACGAACAGAAACAACCGTCTCGCCCGGTTCTGATCCTGCGGGGGCGTCATCAGGATGGTCAGATTGTATGTCGAGGAGAGCACAAAGGACATGATCACGCCCAGCCCCAAGAACGCCAAGACCCGGATGACCATGCAGACGGGATTATCGTGAGGCAGGAGGTAAATGAGCAGCAGGAGGGCGATCGGGCCCAGTATGGCCAACCAAAGGTTGATGCCTACCCATTCGGGATGCAGGCGATGAATCACCTGGACCACCGAAAACAGAATGACCCACTGGACCACAATGAGGATACACATCCCGTTCAGCATCTTCTTCTGAGCTACCGAAGGTTCGTAAGTAGATATAGATAATTCCCATCGGGTCCGTTCATTACCAGTTTTTGGAGACAACGACATTTTAAAAACAAAATTATTTTTTGTTTTTGAGTGGAATCTGCATGGGGACGCCATCCGTCTGGATTCAGGGGTTGTTGTATCCATGGAATTTGTCCCAGTCGGTGCGGTCCATGAGAGAGGACTGTTTGGACATGAGGTCCTCCCTGAACTCCATCTGGTCCTGGTCGAACGAGTACTCGGAGAGCTGGGCATTGTGCTGGAGGATCGGCCGCCGGTCGTAGTACGGCTTCAGTGAGCCCATGGGGTCCTGGTAGACGGCCTTGACCACGTTGGACGGGATCTGGTAGACGGGCTCCTCAAAGATGTCGGAGACGAGGGCGCTCTTGTAGTACTGCAGCTGTCCCCCGCGAATGTCCTCGTACGAATCGTACGTCCCCGTGCTCGGCATGGGCATCAGCGGGCGACGGCACAGGGGCTGCACACCCTCGGGCTGGAGGGCGGGCTTGTCGAGGACCAGGCGGTTATTGCGGAGCGTATCGATGAGCCTCGGGTCGTTGCTGGTGAACCCCTCGATCGGCAGGCCGCCACCCGGGGCAAGGGTCTCCCTGACCGGGTAAAAATCGGGCGCACGAACGAGATCGAGGTCCTTGTTCAGGATAATGTCGGGATCCGACCTCGAATACACGCCCGGCACGGTCCGCCTCAGCTCGGTGCTCGTGCTCAGGGAGGCTGGTGGCATCCGCGAGGACGCCATCCTTGCCTCATCAACAATAATAACCATGATTAATTAAGAAGAACGGAATTAAAAATGTTTTGTTTGAAAAAAAAAAAAAATTGTGTAAACAAAATTAATTATCGAATCAACATGTCAGCAGCACCAACAGCAGTAGGAACTATACCTGGATCACCTGGAGCACAACAAGGCCTGGGTGATAAATCCAGCAGATTTGACATGAAGGTGCCACACAGCCAGCTCATGACACAGGTCATTGGGTACATGCTGTTGTTCAGCCTGGTCATTATCTTCATCACCGAGATCCTCATCATCCGGGACACGTCCAATCTAACAAATGCCTTCAAGAGGCTGAGGAGTGCGGGCGACACCGGGCGGACTCTCGTCATATTCGAGTACATTCTCTGGTTCCTGGTGGGGCCCATCGTCCTCTTTACCACCACCAAGCTGCATCAGAGGATATTCATCGGACTGGGAAACCTGGCGTATGTGATTGCCGGTGTGGCGACCTTATTGGTGGGCATCTTTTACAAGTTGACCGGCATCGACCGGCTCTTCCTGAGCCCATCGGACCCGAACGTCCGCAAGAGCTTCTGGTCTTCGTTCTTCAGCAATGACATGGACCCATCCGTCGAGAAGGTGATCAGCCTCCTCAAGACCGCATCGTTTGTCATCATGGCGGTGTTTATCGGGTTGGGCGTGCTGTTCACGTTTGCATCGCTCAATACAAATCTCCTGTACTACTCATTCCCGACTACCGAGGGGACCGCGACACAATTCGCCAAATTCCTTATCGATATTTTTGTGCTGCCCTTCATCCTCATGATACCCGTCCTCCTGAGGATCGTGTATGTGAACAAGTTCGTTGGGCGCAAGGTCTTGTGGAGGCGGTCGATCCTGATCTGGTTCTTGTTCTTTGTCGCGCCGACAATCATATTCATGATGTTCTTCAGTCTGCTGCACGTGCTCGACGATTACACATATGACGTCAACATTGGTGAATTGACCAAGCGGGTGCAAGCAGCCAGCCAGAAACAACTATTCCGTAGAGCGATCGTTGACGAATTGACCAAGAAAACAGTTGTCAAGAACGGTGAACCATTCGAGAACTATGCAACGGCACACAAGGAAGTTGCAGCAGCGATCAAGGGCCTGCCAGATAACTTTGTCAGTGCCCTGAACTCCTACTTATTTACTCCGACGCAAGAAAATTTGATTTATCTGAAGAAAAATAATACTGTGAACAATCAAATAAATCCAACTGGTCAACTTATCATAGATGCCTGCCTAAAGATACAGCCGCCACAACAGTCTCCGACTCAACAACCTGTATTGTCTCCGAGAACCAATTTCAGACCACCACCACCACCACCACAAGAAGATCAAAGTGTATACTCACAATATTTTGATGAGAACGGGAAACCATATTATTATGATAAGAGGTCCAAAGTAAGTTCGTACACTAAGCCACGTGATTTTCAAACTGCTAAAATGTCGACAGCACCATCAGGGTTGGAACCGCTTTAAAGCAATGACCGAAATGATTTAAAGACATATCACGTCTTTAAGCCGTCTCATCAATAATCTGCAGATGGTTTCAACCCTGAGCACCATTGCCTTCTGCAATGGGGTGACCTGGTATTGTAGGTGATGTAGCAAATGCCGGATTCAATTTAATAACAACTGGTAATACATATGGTATTAATGAAGGTGCAACCGATGGTCTTAGTAGTATGCTGAGTGGTTTAGGTAGTGAAATCAAACCCTGTGCGGGTCAACTTTGGATTTCATCGGACTTCGTCGGATCTCCTCTCCTTCTCCTTAAACCTGTATCCAGACGCACCCTAAGGATTAGATAGATAAACATGTTTCATGAAAGTCGAGTGAGGTTTGGGTTTTCCGTGGGTTTATAACCCACACAGGGTTTGGAAGAAATCAAGAATGACCATCATCATTCTTGATGCGGGACGCGATTGAATAAAATTGAATTAAATCATAAAAAGCCGTCTTGTAAAGGACGGACAAATGGTAACGACGAGGAGTCAGCTTGTGGCCGAGGACACGAGCAAGACCACCAAGGCGAAGAGGTCATCCAATAATCTGTTGTTCATCGTCAAGGCTGCCCCCAAGGCGGCCCGGATCGCTGCCGCGGGTGGTGCGTCCTCGAGCAAGAAGTCGGATGTCGAGCCGCCGCCTGCTGCGTCCGACAATGACGAGGACATGGACGATTCGGAAGATAACTCGGAGATGTCCGACGATGATTCGGAGGAGATGGACATGCCGGACTGGGTCAAGGAGTCGGAGGATCTTTCCAGAGTCTTTGAATCGACCAAGTCGTCCATCTACAAACGGCGCCCCGATCTGCTCAGGATCCTGACAACCCCGATGCGCAAGAGGCACAGGCGCATCCTGTTCGAGTGGCACCACATCTACAAGAACCTCATGCCGGGCTCCCAGGACAGGATGGACGCGCGCGAGATGATCCACAAGCTGTTCCAGGAGTACAAGCGGGGCTTTGTCCGGTACTCGGAGAACAAGGAGCAGATCAGGGCGATGGAGAAGAGCACCATGAAGGACTCGACCATGTCGGACATGGAGTACAAGATCCTTGCGCTCGAGACATCGGACGAGAACAAGAAGACGATCTACCGCAAATTCATGGAGCTCCGCGAGAAGGAGGCGGACGAGAGGGACGACGAGTTCTTCAAGATCAAGCAGTGGCTCACATGGGCCACCAGGATGCCCTTTGACCGCACACGCCCCTTCTCCATCATCGCGACGGACCCGGGCGCGCTCACCGAGTTCATCCGTGGGCTCAGGAGGAGGCTGGATGATATCCTGTACGGGATGAACGACGTCAAGGATCAGATCATGCTGTTTGTGCACCACAAGCTGGTCCACCCGGACATGAAGGGGAGCTCACTGGGGCTGATCGGGGATCCTGGGGTGGGCAAGACCACGATCGCGCGGTGCATGGCGGGGGTCATGGGGTTCCCGTTTGAGCAGATTTCCTTCGGGGGCGTCAAGACCGTCGAGCACCTGAAGGGGTTCGACTTTACGTTTGTGGGATCGCAGCCGGGCGAGGTCGCCAAGTGCATGAGCCGGATGGGGTGCAAGAACGGGATCCTGTTCCTGGACGAGTACGAAAAAGTGGCCGACAGCCCCGAGATGAACGCGTTCCTGCTCCACCTCACCGACTTTTCACAGAACTCGGACTACCGCGACAATTACCTGTCCGATGTGGCGATGGACCTGTCGTGCCTGTGGCTCATCTACTCGATGAACAACCAGCCGGACGACAAGGCCCTCCGGGACAGGATCTTTACGATCCGCATCCCCGGCTACAAGACCCAGGACAAGGTGTGCATCGTCAGGGACTTTCTGCTGCCCAAGTTCATCTCCCAACAAAAGAATATCGACAAGGACGCCATCCGGTTCGCCGACGACTCGGCCATCATGCACCTCCTGGACCGCATCCACACGTCCAAGGACAAGGGCATGCGGCGCGTCGAACAGGCCGTCAAGGACCTCGTCTTCAAGATAACCTTCCTGGTCCACCACGGCGATTCCTTCGATGTCCGCTTCTCCTACAAGGGCATCAAGTCCTACCCCGTCGTCATCGACCGCCCCATGATCGACGCCCTCCTCATCAAGAACGACGAGGACGATAACGGCGTCTCCCGCATGTTCATCTGATCCTTCGGGAAGCTCATGCTCATAAATACCAAGGGACTGTTCGCTCTGCTGCTTCTATAGTGAAAACTGAATGATCGGACCCATGCACACACGACTCATACACTGACAATACCACAGATGATGCTTCAGGTCGAAAAACGCCAACAGTCGTCCGCCTGCACTGACGCCTACGGCATGCCCGTCGGCTACATCTCATCCACAAGCCCGGACGGCACCTCCAGTGTGCGCGTTGCTCAGCAAGCCCTACGCTCAGGGGATGTCCACTTCCCCGATGGAGTGTCCACCATCATGGTCGCGGTCTACTCCACACGGCTGCAATCATGGTACCTTGTTGGAGAACACCCGTCTAAGGTGGGATACGATGGAGGCCATGTCCCCCCGGAAGGGAGACACATGCTCTGGAACTCCACCTCCAAACTCCCTCATGATCTGCGCCACCACCACGACAGGAATCTGCTCCGCTCCTTCCATAAGGGAACATGCTCGTAGATCCATAATGGTGGTGAATACTGACTACGACAACAGCAGCATTCAATGGGCGTCATGATGGGATGGACAAACGATATCACAAAAAGCATGATGAACCACGAGATGCCGGGTCGCTTCATACTCTCTCTATCTATTCATCATTCTTTTTTTTTTTGTTCGGGGTCAACTCTGGATTTCATCGTCCGCTCTCCTCTCCTTCTCTGATTCAAACCCACCTTAAGGATTAGATAGATATCCTTAAGTGTCATCAAAGTCGAGTGATGTTTTCCATAGGAAGGGTTTGACCCGGGTCTTTACAGATAAGATCCTTAAATTTGGGTTAAGCCGGAAGTTGATCCACAGGGATTTATTCCCTATGCGGGTCAACTCACTCGGGTTTACTCGGATCTCCTTATCTGAGTCCTTAAACCTGTCTTTAAACCCGGATCAGATAGATTGTATAAATCCTTGAGTGTCATCAGAGTCGAGTTGGGTTTTGCGTGGGAAGGGTTTAATTTAGTCATCGTCTTGTTCGAACAAGTCGCGTGGGTTGACGAGGTGGACGGTGTGGGAGGCGGAGGAGATGGGTGTCCCGACGGGGACGTTCTTGTTGAGGAATGTCCACGAGTCGAACGCCAGGTTCCTGTTGAGGAGGTAGGCGTAGGGGATGTAGCAGTAGCCGTTTTGTCCCCACCGCGTGCCCCACGAGTTGCGCACGATGAAGAACGGGTTGGAGGGATTGCTGACGTCGTAGCCGACAATCACGAGCGCGTGGCCACCGATGAGCCGCTCGATCGTGGGGTTTGGGACGGGGACAAAGCCGTCCGCCCTGGTCCTACCGAAGCTCTCGTAGACGGCGACACCCAGCACAATAGGCATGCCGGCGGAGAGGGCGGCCTCGAAGGAGCTCCTGGTCTGGGGGACACGGGCGTACTGGCTGATGCGGTTGGATGCCGCGCTGACGTAGCATTCGTGGGGGGGCTGCTGGGCGTATTTTCGGATATCATACGGCCACTGGGTCTCGGGGCACGAGCCGAGCGTCGCGAGCGCCGCGACGGCGTCCTTGATGGTGGCTCCGGTGTCCGATGCCTTGTTGGTGCGGGAGCTGAAGTACTCGAAGAGTCTGGACAGGAGGACGGGGTTAGGGATGCCCTGGAATTGTTTTTGATTGTAGGCCTGGACGGCGCAGGCCGCGTTTGCGGTGCACGAGCCCAACGAGAGCTGGTCATAGACGGGCGGGAACAGCGGCCTCAGATCGATTTTTGTGGGTGCGGCGGATCTGCTCGATCGGACGACCCTCGTAAAAAAATCTCTTTCATCATGAAGACCCGGAACAACGTTCAGAACCTTGTTATCCATGTTCTTCCTATATCTATCTATAAAACAGCAAAAATTATATTCTTGTTCAAAAAAAAAATGTACGCCAAGCTCAGCAACACCCCCCCTGAGACCCCGGCGACGTGCGATGTGCAGGCGGTCGCTCCCTGTGTGTACAAGAACCCCTTCACCGCCCCCGGCTTTGTCGATCGATCCCGCCTCCACTGTGAACAGAGACAGTTGTTTGACAGGGCCTTTGAGAACACGCCCAACAAGGACGTGTGGTCCTCCGAGACGCCCAGGATCTCCCTCCTCGAGGACCAGCTGAGGGAGGGATGGACCGTCTTTCAGCGCAGAACATTCGCCAAGACGCCCGTCCTGTGGATGACCAACAACGTCATCTGAAACACAAATATTCCTGATAATAACTCCTTCGAATCAGGGTTGAAACCATCTACACATTATTGATGAGACGGCTTAAAGACGTGAAATGTCTTTAAATCATTTCGGTCATTGCTTTAAAGCGGTTCCAACCCTGCTACAAGGTGCAAATATGGAGACACGGCACTGATGTGGGCCTCCCTGAACCCGTCTGTCAGGCTTTTGCTCCATTATGGTGCAGACGTGAATCTCAACAACAAAACGGCCCTCATGTATGCATCTAAAAACAACCTGCCAAGGTGCTCGTTGAGAAGGGCGCGGATGTCAACATGACGGATGCTTTTGGAAAAGACCGCGCTCATGTTCGCATACCACCATCAGATGGATCATCAATCACACTCACCCAATTAACGCATATCCCTACTCCTCTAAATCAAAAAACACCTTAAAGAT